TAGTAACTATGCTTGAACTACCTGCAACAGCAGATGCACCTATATCTGATAAAACCTCACTTGCACTTCTGCCTTCTATAGCTGTACCATTAACTCTTAAAAAGTCATCATCAGCTACACCACTTGTAAACTTAGGTACATTGTCGTTTGATATACCAGTGGATAAAGTTGCTGTTGCTGTGATTGCAGTACCATTTAAGGTTATAGCATCTGCTTCTAATGTTCCATCAATATCTGCATCACCAGAAACATCTAATGAACCTGCGTCTAATTCTCCACTAAGAGTAATATTTCTAAATCCTGTGTAATCTTTATTAGCATCTAATATAACTGCTTTACTTGCTACTGCTGTTCCTATTGCAGTTGCTCCAATATCTAAAGCATTTAATTCACCGACAACTGCAGTAATACCATCTAAAACATTTAACTCTGTAGCTGTTGATGTTACTGCTACATCTTCATTTATTTTTGGTGAAGTTAAAGTTTTGTTTGTTAATGTATCAGTTGATACAAGAGATACTAATGTTGAACTAGCACCTGCAGGTAACAACATAGTATTCGTAACACTTGCTGAATGAGGTTGTGCAATAACAGTTTGTCCATGTGAGTTAGATTCACAATTAAACACTATTGCTCCAGAATTTGTATTACCTCGCACAACAACTGTTCCTGTACCATTAGGTGCTAAGTCAATAGTTGCATTAGAAGTAGTAACAATATCATTACCATTCATATCTAAATTACCACCTAGTTGTGGTGTAGAATCTTCTGATAAATTAGATATAGCTGCAGATGTTGCTAGTCCTGAAACAACAGCACTTCTTGCAACTTTTTTTAGTCCACCACCTGAAGTGTCTACTGCTAAAAATACATCATCATTTGCTATTGAAGATATTTCTGATAGAGAAGTAACTGCTACAGGATTAAAGTTTGTACCATCTGCAACAAGAATATGTCCTGCAGTATTTGTACCCATAGTAATATCATCACCAGATACTGTTAAGTCTCCTGCTATTGTTAAATTTCTAAGTCCTGTTAAATCTTTATTGGAATCAACAATAACTGCTTTTGAAGCAGATACTGTTCCTGCTGTAATACCATCAACTAAATTTAATTCTGCGGCAGTAGATGTTACACCATCAAGAATATTAAGTTCTTCTGCTGTTGATGTAATTGCTGTACCATTAAAGTTTATAGCATCAGCGTGTACTGTACCATCAAAATAAGCATCTTTAAATTCTAATGAACTTGTACCTAAATCTATTTGATTATCAGTAACAGGAGATAATGCTCCGTCACCTATTGTTAATCTACCTGAACCACCAGTAGCTATTGTAATAACATCTGAACCACTAAATGTAATAGAGGTATTAGTATCACCATCACCTGCTATAGAATCTAATTGTAAGGCACCAACATTTGATAAAGCTGCATCACCAAAGTCTAATGCACCTGCAACTGTTAATGTTCCTGATATATCTACATTACCATTTATATCAACTGTAGTAGCTGCTATCTGTATTTCTGTATCTGCTACTAAATCTAATTGTCCATCTGCAGAAGAATTAATATATATTGCAGTATCTCTAAACTGTAATTTTTCTGTAGTAGCAACTAAGATATCATCTGAAAACTCAAAGTAATCTTCGTCTTCCATCCATTTTAATACACCATCACTAGTCTCACCATCGAAGGTGATTGTAATATCTGTACCTGCAGTAGCTGCTCCAAAAGTTAAAGTGTTACCTAATAACTTTGTTATTGGGCCACCTTCTGCTGCTGTACCATCGTGGGTATGTCCTGTACTCGCAGCAAATGCGTTTAATATTTGGTCAAACTCTGCATTAAAATGAGACGCTTCGATAGTAGCACCATCAACGATAGTTGATGAACTCTGTCTTGTGTATGTTGCTCCCATATGTTATCTTCTTCCTCCTGCTATAAATTCCATTTCAAAACCTTTTAAGGCTACTGGACTGTTGTTTGTTGCATCTAATATCTTTGCTGCAACTGTAAAACCACTCCCCTCGACTGGTTGTCTAATTAAGTTAGAACCTGTAGAACCATATACGGCTGTTCCAAAAACAGATTCTGATAAACCATACTGTGCTATATTACCTGTTTGAGATAATGTGTAGGGTTCTGGTTGTGGTACTTCATCATCACTAAAATCATACTCTAATAAAAAGCTAGATGATAATGCACCTGTTGGGTCAATATTCCAAATTACTTTTTGAAAACTTTTTCTAATTCCGGGGTCTCCCATAGTCATATCAGGTGACCTATAAATACTACTTATATTTTTAGTTGTAGCTGCTTGTGTAAAAACATTTCCTGATTCTTGTTTGTATACATAGCCATCATAACCGCCAGATACTATTGTTTCTGTTCCTGATATAAATGCTGAATCAGTACTAGAAACTTTTAAACCTTTTAAATCACCATACTCAAAACCTAATTGACCTGTATTAGGATTAGCTTTAATGACAGATAATAATCCTCTTGATGAATCTTCTGCTTGGTCTGTTGCTGTAGGAAAAAATAATCTGTATTGTGATTTATTTCTAATAACTACTGAGTTAATATTATGTGTAGTTATTTCATTAATTCTTTTTTGTATTTGTTTTGATACAGTACCTAATTCTATATCATCAATTCTTTCTGTACCTGCAATAGTTCTTAAACCATCAGGTGCTAAAAATACAACATCACCTGCAAGTTCTTGAATACTTCTTCCGTCTGTACATCCAATACTTCTAGTAACAGGTTGTACTGCAAAATTAGAAGAACTAGTTCCTGTTAATTTAAATATTTTATCTTGTCCAAATATAAATAAAGTATCACGAAAAGCTTTTAGTCCTACAATCTCTGTATCAACTTTAATAACTCCGCCACCATTATTAGTTGTAAAATCATTAGTAAGGTTTGGACCCATAAAACTAAGTTGTTGTTTATTACTAGCATCCCCTGAAAAAAATATATGATTCTTAAATACTTCTACAAACTTAAAGTTAGCTGTTCCTGTTGCATTAACGACAGATGTACTAAAAGAACTATTTAATATTTGTGGATTAGAAGTTGCTGTAGTAATAACAATCTTATCTGTACCATCAAAGTTAAATAATCTATGTTCATAGTTTTGTGTAGGTGTACCTAAACTTGTAATAGTAGATGTCCAACTACCACTACCTGAACTTGCTCTATGTATACTACCACCTCTACCTGCTAAAACTACATCATTAAAGATTGCAGTAAATACTACTCTTTCTGTAGAAGCCGATACTTGTGGGCATATATTAGAATTAAACTTTGTAGTTCCTAATATTTTTTTATAACCACCTTCAATGTCAGGCTCAAAGTTTTGTAGTTGTAGGGCCTCACCCGGAGACATAGAAAACACATCTTTGTTTAAGATTAATCCTCCACCTAAACTAACTACTGAAGGTTGTGTTGTTGCCATATTATGTTACAGTTAATACTGAAGTGTTACTTGTTGTTCTGTTAGAAGTATTAAGATTAACTCTAGTATCTTTCATATATTCAATATGATTTAACATCTCAGTTCTAATTCTTCTAACACCTTCTTCATATTCTGCATTAGATATATTAGCCATAGGTACATCATTTTTTAATTTATATAAATAATATTTTGCTCTATTAACTATTACATCTGCATAGATATCTGGTAAATCCATTGTATCACCATGTGCTGATAACTCTGTATGTGTTTTATAATATTCATAAAATACTGTGTAATCATCAAACTTAGGTATTGGTGATAATCCAAAACTTTTATGGTCAGGTGTTCTATATACAAATAAGGGTTTTCCATATTGTGAATCATTAGCTGCTACATCTTTTCTAAATGCACCTTGTAAAAATCCATCATAAGTCATGGGTTTTAATTTAATTGCTTCTTCTTGTCTTTTAACTCTTACATAATCTACATCCATATTAGTGGCTGTGCTTGGATTATTTAAAGTTATAAAAGTTGTAGCTGCAGTTGCTGTAAATGTTGTTGATAATATTTTACCATTACCAAAATCTGTTACTGTAATAGTAGTATTTAAATTTTGTGTTCCTTCTGCTGCAGTTCCTACTTGTACTTTAAAAGCTTGTCCTGTAGAATTTGTGTCTAAGGCTCTAACGGATATACTATATGTTTCTCCTACAATAGTTGATATAGATTGATGTGCTGCATAATCATTTAATCTTAATCTACCATTACCTGTGGAATTATAAGCTGCACT